TTTTGATATTCAGTCACTTGCTCCAGCACTGATGGCAACACCTCAAGGTCGTGCTACTTTGTCTGATTTGGTTAAGGCTCAAGAGGCCATGCAGCCAAAAATTCAGACATTCAAAGAAGGCGAACAAATTGGTTATGTGCAAAATGGAAAATTCACGCCCATTGCAAGTTTGCCAAAAGAGAATCTAACTACCGATTACAACAATTGGGTATTGGCTGGCAAACCCGGAAGTTTCCAATCTTGGTTGCAAGAAAGCAAAAAGCCACTTGTCGTAATGAACGCAGGGCAAAAAGGATTTGAGAACACTACTGACTTGAAGAAGCAGTTTGGCAATGAGCCTATCTACAAAGAATTTGCTGGTATGCAAACGGCCCATTCTCAAGTTATATCTGCCATCAAGCAGAATACGCCTATTGGTGACACTGCCGCCGCAACAAAGATTATGAAGTTGCTTGATCCGGGTTCTGTTGTTCGTGAAACAGAATTGGGCATGGCAATGGCTGCAACTGGAAAAATGGATCGCCTGAAAAATTACATGGACTTGTATATTTCCGGCAGGAAACTTACAGATACACAGCGCACAGATTTCCAGAATCTTGCTAACGAACTTTACAACGCCGCTGCTGTTGCTTACAACAATAAACGTGGCGAGTATGAGCAAATTGGGCAAGGTTTCAATTTGAATACAGAACTTGCACTTGGCAAGCCAGCTAAAGTTGCTGGCCCATCAACTCCAGCCAATGACTTAGCTTCTCAAGCGAAAGCAGAACTTGAACGCCGCCGGAAAGGTCAATAATGGACTTGTCTAAACTGTCAGAAAAAGACCTAGAGGCTTTGTCGCGCAATGACATGGCTTCTTTGTCTGATGCTGCATTGCGAATGATTGCTGGCGAGCCAGAACAACAAGCGCCTGTTAAAAAGACAAAACAACAAATTATTGACGAGGCTTTTACGCCTCCAAAGATGCCAACAATGGGTGTTGGCAATGCTGGTGATTTGTTGCGTCAATTGGGTTTGACAGCAAGAGCCGCAATAACTGGCGCATCGTCCTTGCCTTTGCTTCTTGCCGAGCCTGTTGCTGCAATGACAGGTCAGCCAAATCAAGCTGGTCAACTTCAGAAACTTTTGACGCAATTGGGTTTGCCAGAGCCTCGCACTGGTCAAGAGCGTATTGTTCAAGACATTACAAGTGCTGGTTCTGCTGTGGCGGCTCCTGTTGCTATTGCAAAACGTACTGCGCCAGCAATTGAGAGATTCCTGACAGAAAACATTGGCACACAAGCAGCGGCTGCTACTGGTGGTGCTTTGGCCTCTGGTGCTGCCCGTGAGAGTGATGCAAGCCCAATGATGCAAGTTGTTGGAAGTCTTGGCGGCTCTATGCTTGGCGGTAGTGCTACGACTTCTGCTCCTGTGCTTACAAGAGCCGTTAAAGAGTCTGTGCGCCCATTCACACAAGCTGGACGGGAAGCAATTACAGGTAATGTGTTGCGATCATTGGCGACTGATGCTGAAAAAGCAATTGACGCAGGATCACGCTATGTTCCATCAGTTCCCGGCTACCAGCCAACAACAGCACAAGCAACCCGCGATATTGGTTTGATTTCTGCTGAAACACCAATTCGTGCTTTGGACACAACTGGAAGATTTGGCACTCAAATCGGAGAGGCTAATCAGGCTCGCATGGCTATTCTTAACCGTTTGGCAAAAGACCAAAATGCTGTTGAACAAGCTATTACAAAGCGTACAGAAGTTACTCAGCCATTGCGTGAAAAAGCGTTTGCACAGTCAAATGTTAGTCCTGAGACATTCCAATCTGCTGTTGCTTTGAATGTCAATAAGACAATTGATGATATTTTGGCTTCTGATGCTGGCGCTAGAGGAACAGTTAAGAAGACAATGAATTGGGCAAAAGAGCAATTAGCTGAAGGAACAACACCACGGCGACTTTATGAAGTCCGTAAAGATTTGCGTGATGCTGCCCAAGGCTTGTTGGACAAAGATGGAAATTCTTACAGTCTTGCAAAAGGCCAATTGGAGCAAGTTATTAAGTCTGTTGACGATACTATTGAGGCCGCTGCTCCCGGGTATCAAGCATACTTGGATAAGTTTGCAAAATCTAGCCGTGGCATTGAGCGCCTTGAGGCTGCACAAGAGTTCAAGGGTAAAGTGCTGTCAACCACTCCTGATCCATCTCGGGTTGGTGATTTCTTGATTTCTCAACCATCGTTTACTCGTGCAATTCGTGCTGCTGAGAAAGATACAAATTTGTCTAAGCCTCAATTGGCGGCACTTTTGAAAGTGTCTCAAGACTTAGATTCTGGTGTCTTGGCAAGGGCAGTAAAGGTTCCCGGCTCTGATACATTTAAGAATATCAGCACTGCCAACATTATTGGTGGAATCATTGGAAAGCAGATGTTTGGTGAAGTTCCTCCGGCTGTGCAAAAGGTTAGCGCTCCATTAAACTGGCTTTACAACGGCACTGATGATGCAATCCGAGAACTTCTTGTTGATGCAATGCTTGACCCTAAACTTGCATCTCGATTGATGACAAAAGCGTCAATGGTTACTGTTGAGCCATTGAGCAAAGAACTGCAACGCAAGGCCATCTCTATGGGTTATGGCGCAACATTTGGATTAACGGAGTAAATCATGGCAAAGACAAAGATTAGCGAGTGGTCAGCAACGCCCTCAAACAACACTGACATTGATGGCATTAACATTGCTGAAGGTTGCGCTCCTAGTGGCATTAACGATGCTATTCGGGAGATGATGTCTCAAGTTAAAGACTTGTATTCAGGAACAACTGGTGACGCAATCTCAATTGCTGGTGGTGGTACAGGCTCTACAACAGCATCTGCCGCACGTACAGCCCTTGGTTTGGCGATTGGCACTGATGTTCAGGCTTATGACGCTGATTTGACTACCTTGGGTGCTGGTGGCTCTGCTGCTCGATCATTCCTTGGTTTAGCAATCGGTACGGATGTTCAGGCATATAACGCCAACAACGCTGTTACCAACGTGGCTCAGTCGTTTACAGCCGCACAGCGTGGTTCTGTATCTGCTCTGACAGACGGTGCAACGATCACCCCTGACTTTGCTGTAGCCAATAACTTCTCTGTTACCTTGGGTGGCAACCGAACACTGGCTAACCCCACAAACTTGGTTGCTGGTCAGTCTGGTGTTATTAAGCTAACTCAAGATGCAACTGGCGGTAGAACACTGGCCTTTGGCTCTTACTGGGACTTCTCGGCTGGTACTGCGCCAACGCTGACCACTGCCGCCAACGCCGTGGACATCTTGGCCTACTACGTTGACAGCTCGACCAACATCACCGCCCGCCTGATTGGGGATCGCAAATGAGCGTAGTTAACGCCATCCCCCTGCTCTTGGGTGACGAGGGCTACAACATCAGCCGTTCTGTGCGGCTGCGGTCTAGTGCGAGTGCAACGTTTAGCAGGACACCGGGAAGCGCAAGCAATCGCCGTACTTGGACTTGGAGTGGATGGGTTAAGCGTGGTCGCCTTGGAACAGAGAACGGTGTTTTCTCAGCAAAACAGACAAAAGACGATATTACTGGTTCATATTTCAATACTGCAGACAAACTTGTTTTTATCGATCGTCCAAGCGGGGCAACAAATGCGCTGCTTGGTACGACAATGGTTTTCCGTGATCCCTCAGCTTGGTATCACATCATTGTTCAAGCCGACACTACAAACGCCACCTCGTCTGATCGACTGAAAATCTATGTTAATGGGGTTCGGGTAACAGCGTTTGATTCTGCAACATATCCATCGCAGAACTACGAACTTGCCTACATTAACAATACCGTTGACCACAGGATTGGTGCGTTTCAGGACAACACTCCTCTGAATTTTGACGGCTACCTCACCGAGGTCAACTTCATTGACGGTCAAGCCCTGACACCATCGAGCTTCGGTGAAACCGATGCAATCACTGGCGTATGGAAGCCTAAGAAGTACGCTGGCACATACGGCACAAACGGCTTCTATCTGAACTTCTCAGACCCGTCTGCTGCGACTGCTGCGGCCATCGGCAAAGACTACTCTGGCAACGGTAACAACTGGACACCGAACAACATCTCGGTGACTGATTCAGAGATGGGCTGTTGCCTCTGCTACTTTTTCAAACGCGAATCAAACAATTACAACATCTGGCGCGTCAACATCATTTGGATTTGGCACGATTGCCGTTTCATCTGGAAAGTTTTATTGGGAAGCAACTGTCACAGCGGTTGGTACAGCTACGCCGGGAGTCGGTGTAACAACCAATGAAGCTCAATCTACGGTACAAACAAACACTGTTGTTTATCTGAGCAACGGGCAAAAAGAAGTCGGTGGCTCTGCATCGTCTTATGGTGCTTCTTACACAACAAACGATGTTATTGGAGTGGCGCTTGATTGCGACAGTGGAACTGTTACCTTCTACAAAAACAATACAAGTCAAGGTTCAATTTCGCTTGTGACTTCGGCAAATTTGTTGCCACACTTTCAAGTCATTTCAAACTCGACTTTTAACGCAAACTTCGGCCAACGCCCCTTCGCCTTTTCAGTTCCAAGTGGCTTTAAAGCATTAAACACTTTTAATCTACCATGAAGCACGTCCACCACATTATTCCAAAACATATGGGTGGCACAGACTGTCCAGAGAATCTTATTGAGTGCAGTATTGAAGAACACGCTCAGCACCATAAAGATTTGTGGGAAAAACATGGTCAAGAATGGGACAGGATTGCATGGCTTTCTTTGTCTGGTCAGATTAATGTCAGCGAGGCAAAGCGCATGGTTCAGCGTGAAGCTAGAAAGCGTGGTGGCGATATAGCAAGAGCCAACAGAAATGCTAACGGCACATCAATTGGCGATTGGTGTAGAAAGACGGGATTTACAAAAACACTTGCAACGATAGAAGGCATGAAAAAAGGCGGCTCAATTGTTGGCAAGATTTTAGTAAGCACAGGCCGCTGGGAATCAATTAGAAAACTTGGCTCTATTGCTGGTGGAAAATCTGCGATGAGCAAGTTAAACTCTACTAAGTGGCGTTGCGTTGATTGCGGTATGGTGTCAACTACTGGTGGGATTGGCAACCACCAACGTGGCTCTGGTCACAAAAACAAGGAGGCTGTATGCCAATAATTAACCGTGGTGACGACTACTTTGCAGTAGTCACTTACACAGGAAACGGCACATCGCAAACCATTACCGGATTGCGTTTTCAGCCTGATTTTGTCTGGATAAAAGGGCGTTCTGGCGCAACAGATCATGCACTCTATGATTCTGTACGAGGCGTACAAAAGCGTCTTGAAAGTAACACGACTGATGCAGAAGCAACAAGTGACAATGGCGTAACTGCGTTTAACTCAAACGGTTTCTCGGTCGGCTCTCTTGCTCAAGTAAATACCAATGGCGCAACCTATGTAGCATGGTGCTGGAAAGCCAACGGCTCCGCAGTCACCAACACCTCTGGCTCTATCACTTCACAAGTGAGTGCTGGTGTGTCACAGGGCTTTAGCGTTGCAACCTTCACGGCTCCAGCATCAAATCAAAGTTTTACAGTTGGTCATGGTCTTGGTGTCGCGCCAAAAATGACAATTTTGAAACGCAGGGATAGTGCTACAAATTCAAATTGGTGGACTTGGCATATTGGTCTTGGTGATAACACTACAAACTATCTAGCTCTAAATCAAACAGCCGCTTCCGCATCTGTAGCAAATATGTGGGGAACCATTGGTCGTGATAGTACGGTGTGCGGGTTTAACACGCCAGCTTCAGTCGTCACAAGTGCAACTTATGTGATGTACTGCTTCTCAGAAGTCGCTGGTTTCAGTCGCTTCGGCTCGTACACTGGCAACGGTTCTGCTGATGGGCCTTTTGTGTTCTGTGGGTTCCGTCCTCGGTACATCATGATTAAGAGGTCTGACAGCACTAGCGATTGGATCATCACGGACACTGCGAGAAGCCCTTTTAATACCATGAACGAGCGAATTGACGCAAACGGCTCTGGGGCTGAGAACTCTTACTTTCAAATGGATGTAACAGCTAACGGCTTCAAGGTTCGACACGCTGGCGCAGACCATAACGTCAACGGCGGCACATACATCTTTGCTGCCTTCTCAGAATCGCCATTCAAGAACTCACTTGCACGATAAGGAAAACCCATGTTTCAACTGAACGGAAACCCCATCTCGCCTGACACAGCCTTCACTGCTGGTGACATTCAGTACCCCGCCAACTGGATTCGCTTGGCCTCACCAGAAGAGCGTGCCGCCATCGGCATCACTGAAGTAGCTGATCCTGTGAGAGCAGATGATCGTTTCTATTGGGATGGTGACATTAACAATCCCAAGGATATTGATGGCCTAAAGACTATGCTTATTGCTCAAGTCAAGGCTACTGCTGGCTCATTGCTTGCCGCTACCGATTGGAAAGTGGTTCGCGCTTCTGAAGGTGTGAAGGCTGTTGACGCTGACACACTGGCTGAACGCGCCGCTATCCGCACTGCCTCTGACGCAAATGAAGCCGCGATCACTGCTTGCACAAGCGTGACTCAATTGGCGGCACTCAAGCTGACTTGGCCCGTTTAAAATAGGTTTGAACATGGACAACCAACAACTTTTTAACCTCGTAGTATCGGTTGCAGGGTTTCTTGCGGTATTCGTGTTCTATCAAGTCATGCAACGCTTGCAACGCCTTGAAGACAATCTGAGCGCACTTGAGAAGCAACTGCCTCACGACTATGTGACCAAAGACGACTATCGCGCTGACATTAAAGAAGTCAAAGACATTCTTCGACAAATCTTTGATAAGTTAGACGGTAAGGCAGACAAATCATGAAAGATTGGGCAATAGCTTTCGTGGCTGCTGCCCTTGTTTCTTGTTTGTGTATTTGGGCTGCTTTTTCAATTATGCCGATTCTTCAGTGGGTGCTTAGATGATTGGTATGCTGCTTGATCCAGAAGCCGCGCTTGATGCGGTTAATAAGGCGGTGTCTCTGGTCAAAAAGGCCAGTGCTACAGCGCAGAGTGTAGAGTCTCTGGCTCCAATGCTTGGCAAGTATTTCGATGCAAAGGCCAATGCTATTGCGTCTGCTGAAGCTGCCAAAGCAGGGACATTCGGCGGTTCTTCTATGGGCAAGGCTCTTGAGATTGAACTTGCCATTGACTCACAAAAAGAGTTTGAAGAAGACCTCAAACGCCTATTCTGGAACGCCAACAAGATGGATGTTTGGCAGAAGATCAAGGCTCGGGCTACGGTCATGGAAGCAGAGGCCGCTAAAGCCGCTGGTAAGGCCAAAGAAGACGCTCGGCGCAAGAAGCAGAAAGAAAAAGAAGACCTTGAAGTGGCAATTGCCATTATTCTGTCCGTTGTGATTTTCCTGATCCTGATGTGGGGTGGATGGGAGTTGTTCTCTTTCTGTCGCAAGAACGGGTGTTGAGATGTGTGGAAGATACTCAAGTGGTTCGATGTTGGTACAGATTGGAAACTTGGGTTTGACCGATTCCTCAAGTTCTGCTGTGGAGCCATCATTACTCACCACTTACTGGATATTCTCTATGTCTTGCCCGTGGAAGATTCCAAGTCCATCATTGAGTTCATAAAATCCAACATTCCATTTGGAGGCTAATGAAAGTCCTGAAAATCTTAATGCTGTGTTTGGCCTTGACTGCGTGTCAAGATCAATACCGCTATTTCTGCCAAAACCCTGACAACTTCTACAAAGAGCAATGTCAGAAGCCTCGTTGCCAGTTTACGCAGACTTGCCCGGAGTATCTTGTAGCCCCTGTCTTGGAGAAACAAATTGAGCAAACCAGACCAGCCTCAGAGCCAACACCTGTCCGCTGACGAAATCGAGGTCAGGATATGGGGTTTCGTAGTCGTGATGATTACGCTTATCCTGACATTCATTGTCTTTTCATTGCTTTACTCAGTAACATTTGTTACTCAGCCGATCAAGGCAATGGCTCCGATTGACCAAGCCTACACAAAAATGTTAAATGACATAGTTTTGTTGATTGTGGGTGGTATTGGTGGGGTTGTTGGTAAACGAGCAGTGGGGGCGGCAACGCAAACATTCTCCCCAAAGCCACCAGCGGCTGTGGTTCCTGCGCCTCAGCCGCAAACAACAAGCCTTCCTGACTTCAACTGGATGGGCTTTAAAAACCCTGAGTTGGATGAATCGTGGACTCCCGGCCCACCGCCTACAACACCGCCAGATCATCTTGAAGACGATGACGAGCGCCAAGTAATTGCCGCCGCACGACTTGAGGACAAATGATGTTTGGCATACCACTTCCTTGGGTTCTCGGTGGCGCAGCAATCCTTGTTATCTCTACCTACTTCACAGGCCATCACAAAGGCTGGACACAGCGTGATGCTGAGATGCAAGTAGAGATTGCTAAGAAGAATGAGGAATCTCGCGCCAAAGAACAAGAGATGGTTCTTACTGTCAACCAGAAAGATGAAGAATTAAGAAAGGCTAACGATGTTGTCAACAAAAAACAAACTGATCTTAATCGCCTCATTGCTACTGGCAGGGTGCGGCTCCCGTCCTCAAGTTGTGTACAAGCCCCCGCAAGTACCACCGTTGCCAGCGGAAATAGCGCAGAAGAAAGAGCCAAACCTGACGAACAGGCTAATCAACCTTCTGACTCCGAGCGAGAAACCCTCCAACTCATTGCCCAAATCGCCGCAGACGGAGACAAAGCAATCAACCAACTCAACGCCTGTATCGACTCGTATAACGAAATGAGGAAAATCGTAAATGGTCAACGCTGAACAACTCAAGGCATTGCATATTGACTCTAAGTGGGTTGATCCGCTGAACGAAACATTCAAGCGTTTTGATATTGTTACGCCTCGTCAGCAAGCCGCCTTTATCGGGCAGTGTGGTCACGAATGTGGTCACTTCAAGATGCTGGAAGAAAACCTGAACTATCGTGCTGAAACTCTGATGAAGTTGTGGCCCAAGCGTTTTCCTTCACTTGAGTTTGCCAAGCAGTACGAGCGTAATCCTAAGAAGATTGCTAACTCTGTATATGCCAACCGCATGGGTAACCGAGATGAAGCCTCTGGTGACGGTTATCGCTTCCGTGGTCGTGGCTGTATCCAATTGACAGGATCAGCTAACTACTTCCATGCTGGCAAGGCTTTGGGTGTTGATTTTGTGATGGAGCCTGATCTTGTTGCTACACCTCAGTACGCAGCACTAACCGCTGGTTTCTTTTGGAACACACAGCGGTTAAATGCTTTGGCTGAAGTATTGAATCACACAGCATTGACCAAGAAGATCAATGGTGGGACTATCGGTCTTGATGACCGTATCAAACATTCTAATTTGGCCTTGGCTGTTCTAGGCGGCTAATCGGCACATAACAACAGGCTTCAGAAGCACTTGTCTCAACTAAGACGACAGGTGTTCTTGGCCCCATTGTTTGTTTTGGGTGATTGATATACAGCTTGCAGTTATGGCAATAGTGATCCGGGTGTTCTGGATCGCATCGCGTAACGTCAAACGGCATCATTCTGCTAACTCGTATGTCATCTCAAAAATGTCAGGCTTGCATGGGTAATGCTCGCCCTTCACGCCTGTGATGATCCAATCACCGGGGCAAACGATGTGACCACCTTCCAGTGTGTCAATCCATCCGTGGTCTTTCATAAACCCGCCGCAATGTTCGCAAGTGTTCGTGCCACTCAGCATAGGATGGCGAAAGTATCGAACAACTGAACCCTCAACCATGTCGCCATTTGCCAAGCGCGAGCAATCCATTGGGTGGTCGCCGTTCTTGAACCACTGTGTGGCCTCAATCACAACTGGCTTTTTACGAAATTTCATTTTTGTATTCCAATTCAAGTAGAAGTTCCAAGTAATGGATTGCTTTTTTAATGTCAGCAGCACCATTTTTTTCTTTGTGACGGGTGATGTACTTCACCACATTACCCTCACAGAAACCCAAATCATTTGCATGGATATAGACAATTGGCTGGATGCCTTTGTCTTTGTAGTGACTGCCTGAGACTTGCTTTTCAAGGGCTGATGGTTTGCTCATGCGACAACTCCCAAGGTCACGACAATAAAGAGGTGAATTGCAAATATCGCAAGCCATCACGCCTCCTTCACAAAGATGCCTTCTGGTGTCAGATAGCCCTTGCGGTCTTTAATCTGGTCATAGGCGTGATTAAAACAAGTCACAAGGTTAAGATCAGCAGTGGCGCAACCCATCACTAGGGTAACGAGAATATCGCCGTATGCGTCAATCATGGCCTCTCTGTCGTTTGCTTCAATCGCGTCAAACAACTCTTGCAGTTCTTCAGCGGTCTTCTTGGCTTGTGCTTTAGGGTTGCTGTTCTGGACAATGCCTCTAGCCTCGCCCCATTGAACGACCTTCATTTCAGTTTGTGCGTAACTCATTTTTAGATTCCAATTGTGTAATTTGATTGTTCCCACACTACAGAGCGAGCAAGCAACATTGATGCTTTATCTTTAGCTTTTGAAAAAGCATCCACACTCAAATTGTGACAACCAAGAGGGCTTGAACTGCGTACATCAACATAGTCAAACGCATCAATTTTTTCCCATTTGAAAGACCACAATCGCTTTTGTTCAACGTAGTATCGCTTTTCTTCTGGAGAGTGAATAATTCTGACTTTTTTGAACAAATTACTCATTTTCTTCCTTGTAGGTGGGCCTACTCGCTGCGTCTGTCAGGGCCGCACCGCATGAACTAAATCACTTGGCTGGGCGTTATCTAACAGCATCCGCTTTCAGCCCCGTTAACTCAATAGCAACCGCACTGCATCTTGCCACCCCATGTTGGATGGCATTGGTAGCGCGATCCAGCAGGGCAAGCGGCAAAAGCAGAAATTGCGGCAGAAGCCAAAACAATTGCAGTGATAACTTTTTTCATTTCATTTCCTTTACTTAATGGTCAATCTGTCATTGCGAACAATGTAGGCTCCAGCAACAGGCTGACCAGCAAGAATTGCGTTCTTGATTTTGGTTTTGCTTGGCTCTGGAGGCTTTGGGTCGTTGCACAGTTCAGCAGGGAACTTTGCACCTTCCTCAATAACAACGGACTCATCGCGGTCAACATACAACTTGACTACAAAAGAACCGTCAGAAGCCTTTATTTCGTGGATTCCAGCCGTTTTCATATTCTCGGCAAGGTAATCCCTTAACTTCTCGGCTTTGCGCTCATAGGCCGTTTGCAAGGCTTTGATGCGTTTGATTGCATCTTTGGCTTGTTCGGCATCCGATTCGCAATTAAGGACATAGGCCGCGACAGCGTTTGCTTTGTTGCCGAGCATGACCCGGAACTCGTCAAACGCTGGCAAAGCCTCGCCAGTCTCAGGATCAAAAAGATCGTCCAGTTGTTCACTGAAGTCTTTTGCTAATTGATAGAGACTGGTCATGGTCAAAAGGGAATTTCTTCCGCTGCTTCCTGAGTGCCGCCAGTTGCTTGGACATACTCAGGGCTACGCTTGATTGCGTCTTTCAGCTTGTCGTGAAAGCTGTCAAACAAAGTCCAGTCTGGCTCATCCAAGTTAAAGATGACGTTTTCATGGACAGGGTTTGGCTTGCTATTCTTCAAAGCCGATGGAAGCGGAGTCAGGCCAGCCACATTGGTATATGTCTTGCCATTATTCTCGCTTGTGGTCACATTGACCATACAGTAAGCACCAAGCAGTTTAGTAACGTCAAACGCTTTTGCTTCTTCCTCTGTAAAGTCACGACCGCGCCAAGAGGCCAAGTCTTTACGCAAGGATGCCTTGTCAGACAAAGAAAGTGTGTATGACTTGCTGATGGTCATTGGAGAGCCATCATCCGATGTTAGCGGCGCTCCTTGCTCATCCTCGCCAAACAACTCCCACTTAATCTGAATCTTGTGCTGCATTTTTTCGCCGTACTGACCTGAAGACAACTGAGTGCCAAGGTCAATCAGTGAAAAGCAACGCCCAACGTGCGCTCCAGCGGGTACACGTTTGTAGTTGCCGCCGCCTGTGTCTGATGCTACGAATCCCATTTCAATTTCCTTTAAAAAAACAGCGATTTAAGAAGGCTCGCTGATTGCCTTTTTCTTTGGTTCATCCACTTGTTTTGGTGGATATGTAATGTTAAACGCTTTGCAAAGTTCTTCCATCTTTGCCCAAGCTGTTGGGCTTTCCATGCCCATTGCGTACAGATCGTTTTCGGTCATTGCTTGCACACTTTCTTTGCCAACAGCCATTTGTCTCCAAGGAAACGAATTGACCTAACCCACTGGCGGCAATTGTGTCGCTGTGTGCTAACTGGCACTCCGTCAAC